GATCATCGTGGCCTGCCTTATCGCGGTGGCGATGCTCGCCTCTGCGGTCATCTTCCGCGAGAGGATCAAAGCATGGGCGGATGGCTGGCGCTGATCACCCAGAACTGGGCGACGGTGACGAAGTTTGTCGCCGTCGTCGTCTTCGGCCTCCTGAGGCTGCTTCTGGGGTGGAAGTCCAGATCGCTTGATCACGCCCGCGACGAGCGGGACGATCTGGCGTCATACAAGAAAACCAGAGAGGTGATCGACGATGCGACCGCTGGCACTGATCCTGACGATGCTCGCAGCTGGCTGCGGGACCGTGGCAACAAGGACGCCCCCTAGCAGCGAGGCCATATGCCGTGGCACGGCAGATGCGAGGAAGGACCATGCGGCGCGGCTGGCGGAGGATGGCGGTGACGCTTCCGTGGTTTCGGGCGCGAAGCTGATCTCGCAGATCGACGCGGCCTGCGCTATGATGTAGCATCACCCCCAGACCAAGAGGTGACGCTGTGGCGGGATTGACCTATACCACCTACCTGACCCAGATCGCCGAGATGGCGGTTGTGGCTCCGGACGACGTGAATTTTCTGGCCATTGTACCGGCCATGATCGACTACGCCGAGCTCCGCATCTACCGCGATCTCGACCTGATGAACACGTCGACTTCCATCCACGGATCAGCGATCAAGCTCACGGCTGGAAACCGGAACCTGACATTCCCCATGACGCTTCCGGACGGCTCCGGCTCTATCGTTGTCACCGAGCAGCTGAACCTGATTTCTCCCTCCGGTGAGACAAACCCCGACAGCCCGACCGCCACCCGCATCCCGCTCTTGCCGACGACCAAGGAGTTCTTGGACGCCGTCTATGGGTCGAACGCTGCGGCCGCGCGCGGTCAGCCCAAGTACTTCTCGATCTTCAACGAAAACTTGTTCTTTGTCGGCCCGGTACCGGCGACCGATTACTATGTCGAGGTGGTGGGGACGTACCGGCCGAACGCCATGTCTGCCACCAACCAGACCACGTTCATCAGCCAATACTTTCCTGACATGCTGATCATGGCCTCCATGATCTACATCTCGGCCTACCAGCGGAACTTCGGCCGTCAGTCCGACGATCCGCAGATGGCGCAGTCCTATGAGGGCCAATACCAGACCCTGCTGAAGTCCGCAGAGGTCGAGGAGAACCGAAAGAAGTTCCAAGGGCCGGCGTGGTCATCTCAGTCGCCGTCGCCTATCGCCACGCCGACGCGGGGGTAAGAGATGCCGCACGCATCACTGAAGCTGATCCCCGGCGTCGACCAAAACCGGACCCCGGCTCTCAATGAGGCGGCGATCTCCGAGAGCAACCTGATCCGCTTTGTGCCGGATCGGCAAGGCATCGCCCTGCCGCAGAAGATCGGCGGGTGGACCCGCTACCTCAACCAGCCCATGACCGCCGTCGTGCGTGCGCTCTGGGCGTGGGCTGACACGAACGACAACCGGTACCTTGCCGTCGGAAGCCAGCGCGGCGTCTTCACTATCGAGGGCGCTACCCTTGGGAGCCGCGAGCTCTCCGACCGTTCGCCCCAGTTCTATGACGCAAATCCGGCCATGTCGTTCAACTCGATTTCCGGGCAGAACCGGATCGAGATCGACGATACCGGGTCGAACATCTCAAGCTACGACAGCATCTTCCTGTCCACCCACGTCGCCATTGGCGGCGTTGTCCTCTTCGGCTTTTACAGCTGTGAGGCATCCACCATCGACCGGTATGCCGTCTTCGCGAAGAACGTGATCGGCCTGCCGACCCCGGCAACCTCCACGGTGTCGGCCGGCGGGGCCACCGCCAGCTTCACGACCGTCAACGGGTCTCCCTCGGTCACCGTCACGCTGCCGAACCATGGGTACACCGTGGGATCGACGTTTCCCCTTCTGGTTCCCGTGACCGTCGGGGGCGTCACGCTCTTCGGAAACTACATCGTACGAAGCGTTGGCTCCGCTAGTGCCTTCGTCATCTTCTCCGAGAACAGCGCCACGAGCGCCGCAACCGTCAGCGCCAACGATGGCCGCCCGAAGATCACCTACTACATCGGCCAGAGCGCCCCGCCACCGCCGACCGGCTTCGGTGTCGGCCTGTTCGGCGCTGGTGGTTTCGGTACGGGCGCAATCGCGGGTGGCGCGAGGACATTCGCGACCACGAATGCGACCACGGTTGGAACGGTCGCGACGGTGTCATTCTCTGGTCGCTATTCCATCCCGGTCGGATCGGCGATTACGGTCTCCGGCGTCACCCCTTCCGGCTACAACGGATCGTGGATCGTCACGGCCTCGACGGTTGGGGCCACATCCACGGTTTCGTTCACTGTCCCGTCCGCACTTGGCGCTCAGACGGTCGCGGGAACGCTTGCGGTCAACTTCTACAGCTTCACGGGGTCAGAAGACTGGACGCTGGACAACTGGGGTGAATACCTCATCGCGAACTCCAGCGGCGGCCCGATCTTCGCGTGGAGCCCGACGGAAAGCGGATCGTACAGCAACATCATCCCGAACTCCCCCATCGCCAACGAGGGGTGCTTCGTTGCGATGCCGGAGCGTCAGATCATCGCGTACGGGTCGACCTTCACCGGCATCCCAGACCCCCTCCTTGTCCGCTGGTGCGACATCGGGAACTTCTCGACGTGGGTCGGCACGGTGTCCAATCAGGCTGGGTCTTTCCGCATCCCAAAGGGGTCTCGGATCGTCGGCGGCATTCAAGGGCCGCAGCAGGGCTTGCTATGGACAGACGTCGCCCTCTGGTCGATGCAGTACATCAACCAGCCCTATATCTGGTCCTTCAACGAGATCGGCACCGGCTGCGGCCTGATCGGGAAGCGCGCCGCCGCATCCCTGAATGGCGCGGTCTACTGGATGTCCCAGAGCCAGTTCTTCACGCTGGCCGGCGGCATCCAGACCATCCCCTGCCCGGTCTGGGACGTTGCGTTCCAAGACATCGACATGGACTACGTCAGCAACATCCGGTGCGCCACAAATGCGCGCTTCGGCGAGGTGGCGTGGTTCTTCCCGACCATCGGGTCGGGTGGCGTCCCCAACAGGTACGTCAAGCTCAACACCCAGATCGGGCAGTGGGACTACGGCACCCTGACCCGGACAGCTTGGATCGATCAGTCGGTTCTTGGAGCACCCATCGGCGCTGGCCCCAGCAACCTGATCTTCCAGCACGAAACCTCGACCGACGGAGACGGGCAGGCGATCAACTCCTACATCCAGACAGGCTGGTTTGCCCTTGATGAGGGGGACGTGAAGACCTTCGTCGACCAGTTCTGGCCCGATATGAAGTGGGGCTACTACGACGGCGCGCAGAACGCGACCGTCAAGATCACCCTCTACGTTGCGGACTATCCGGGCCAGACGCCGAGGGTCCACGGTCCTTACACGGTGACCAAGGACACGACATTTTTCACGCCCCGCCTGAGGGGTCGCCTTGTCTCGATCCGCGTCGAGAGCGATGACGTCGGCAGCTTCTGGAGACTTGGAAACATGCGATACCGCCTTCAGCCCGATGGGAAGTTCTGATGTCCTCTCTCTCTGACATCCTGACCGCCGCCAAGAACATCGTGACGGCCGTCAACCAGATCGGCCAGACGTACCTCAAGGTGCAAGGCACGGCGCGATCCGCCACGATCACATCTGCGACCTTGGTCTCGATGGGTCAGGGCCGACTGGCCTCGATCAGCGTAATCACGTCAAGCGGCTCCGTGAACGGTATGATCTACGACAGCAACTCGACGTCATCCCTGACTGATGCTCTTGCCGTCATCCAGCACCCGGTCGGGGTTTACCAGATGAACCTGCCGTACGACAACGGCCTCGTCGTCGTGCCGGGGTCGGGGATGACGGTCGTTGTCACCTATTCGGAGGGCTGACGCCATGGCTGAGGACGTTATCGAGACTGCTCTGCGCGCGGCGCGGGGCGGCAAGAAGAAGACCAAGACGCACCGGGGGCCGATCCACTCGACCGTCGCCGGTCGCACGGACCACCTGCCGATGCACGTCGCCTCTGGCTCCTACGTCATCCCCGCAGACATCATCTCCGCGATGGGCGAGGGGAACTCCATGGCTGGCTTCAAGGTCGCGAAGTCAATCTTCTCCATCCCCGGACCCTATGGTCAGGGGGACGGCCTGCCGTACGGCGGCGGGGAGATGCCTTACGACCAGCCGTCGCCTAGGAAAAGAGCGAGCGGCGGCAGCACCCCGTCTGGCGGGAACCCTAAGGCCAGCGCCGCCATAGCCGCTGGAAACCAGCAGGTGGCCGCCAACAGGGCGGCCTCGGCCATGTACGCGCAGCAGGCCAATGCGCGCGACGGGAGCCCCATTCCGTCGCACCTGCGCGGGTACGGCGGGGGGCAGGGCGGAGGCTCCGGGCCGTCGGTGCCGAGAGGCGGCACGGGCAGTTTTGGCCTACCCAATCCGGCTGGTGGCAGCATCTCCAGCGTCTTTGGTGTCCGTGGTCCTGCAGACTTCATCGACGGGGGCGGCCTCGGCGCATCTGGCGACAAGTTTCACGGCGGCCTGATCTCAGGTGCGATGAACCTTCTGGGAGTGACGCCCTACGCCCGATCCACCGGCGGCCGGGCTGAGGATCATGATGCTGTCCCTATCGTCGCGGCGGGCGGTGAGTACGTCATAGCGCCGGATGAGGTCGCTCATATTGGTGGCGGATCGCTCGATGACGGCCACAAAATCCTTGATGCCTTCGTGAAAAAGATGCGAAAAAAGACCATCAGAACCCTGCAATCACTGCCGGGGCCAAAGAAGGATTAGACTGATGGATGACGTGGTTGTTCGCATCGCTGTGGAGGAAGACTTCAACGGCCTCATGGACTTGTGTCTGTCCGCATGCGGCGAAAACGCCATGACAAAGCCCGACGTCGACAAGCTGGCCGTCGCGGTCTGGGGTGCTCTGATTAGGAAGACCGGCATCTGTGGCGTCATCGGCCACCTCGGTCAAAAACTGGAGGGAGGGGTGCTTCTGTCCATTGGGGAACTGTGGTACAGCAAGGAACTGATCCTTGAGGAGAAGGCGATCTTCGTGGAACCCCAGTACCGCTCAGCGAAAGGTGGCAGGGCTCGCAAGCTGGCCGAGTTCGCGAAGGCCACTGCTGACAACCTGCAAATCCCGCTTGCTATCGGGGTTCTCTCGACAAATCGTACGGAAGCAAAAATTCGTCTCTATGAGCGTGTATTCGGCGCGCCAGCTGGTGTATATTTCCTCTACGGTGCAAAAACTGGCCTTTCTGAAGGCGCAGACGGAGGCTCCTGATGGGCGGCAAAACTTCGACGACGACACAGCAGGTCCAAATCCCCAAGGAGGTGATGGAGCGCTACAATGCTGTGAACAAGCGCGCCGAGGGTGTCGCGACAACGCCGTTCCAGACCTACTCGACTGATCCGTCGGCGTTCGTCGCGCCGATCACTCAGCAGCAGCAGTCCGGCATCGACGCCATCAATCAGACCGCTGGCGTCTACCAGCCGTACCTTGACAAGGCCGCGCTGACCTTTGGGGAAGGCCTGAAGAGCGCTCAGCCCGGCGCGCTCAACGTCAATCAGTACATGAACCCCTATCAGCAGCAGGTCGTCGATGCGACCATGCGGCAGATGATGCAGGCGAACGAGCAGGCGCAGTCCGGCGCTCTCGGCACCGCGATCCAGTCCGGGGCTTTCGGCGGGGACCGCGCTGGCATCGCCGCAGCGAACCT